GTCTTGATTTGGCGGGTCTGTGGCGAAGTGTGGGATTCACCCGTTCGGATTGTCCTGACAATGGCGGCACAGGAAAAACATGGCGGGAGTTCTTGACCCGGTAGTGCGTGTCATGACACACTTGTGCCCACGACCACGGCCCGATCGGCTGCGTCATCGAGTTCACAAGGGGGTCAGGTGGTAATCGCCGGCACGTTGTTTGGAATCGTCGTCGTCGTGGTGATCGTCTGCACTGTCTGGCAGTGGTGGCTCGACCACCCATGAGTAGCGGAGGATGGGAGGACTATGACGACTGGGCTCTTAGTGACGATGGCGGTCTGCCTCACGCTGATCTGCTTGGCGAGCCTGACCTTGGCGGGATTCCTGGTTTGGTGGACGATGAGCTCGAGCGGCCAACACTCGATTTCGGCGGGGAAGCAGCAGATGTTGGCGCTCGAGGCGATGAAGGAGATGGTGGGACAGAGCGCAACAATGGTGGGCTCGATGACGGAGCTCTCGGAGCTTCTCCTCTTGGGTCGACCAGCCGAGCCGACCTTGCAGACGGCGCCGAGCGAGACGCCACCCGAGAACTTGATGATGCCCGCCGATCTGTGGAGTCGGTTACCGGACGCAATCAAGATGACTCTGAGCCGGGAGTGGGAGGAGTCGGAGGCCGCGGGAACCTGGCCCGATCCCTCGGAGACGCTGCAGCACGGTTACGAGCCGGCCACGGAGACGCTGTAGACATTGACGCCGTTCGAGCCTGGGCCGGCTCAGCGGAGGGTAACCGCATTACCGGCGTGTCCCTCCCACCCCGGCCGCTGCCGACCGCTCGAGGACGTGGGGTGTCGGGTGCGACATCGTTTGAGTCCGTCACGTTCGAAGCCAAATTGCACGAGCTCAAGTTCTTGCCGAGCGGAGATTGTCGTATCGTGTTTTTGATCCCGGAGTCAGACGGGGAGACTGCAGCCGAGCTCCGTCAGGCGTATCCACTGGGCCTAACGGTTCGTGTTGAGAAAATGAGTCATGGGTAGTGATCTCCGAGGACGAGCTTTCCGACATCGTCGACCGGTTTCTCGAGGTCGGGGTGCCGGCGACGGCGGTTTCCAAGGCTCTTGGTGTCGATCCGTTCGTGGTTCGGGACCGGCAGAATCACCTCCGGGTGGCCCAATACGGTGCGGCCGAGCTCGCGGAGGCTCTGGCGAATATGCAGTGGGAGGCGCTCGCAGAAGCCCGAGCGATGATGTACGACGCTCCGTTCACGGTGCGAGCCCGGTTCATCATGGGGATCTTGTCCAAGACGATGTCGCTCACAGCGCGCCAGTCTCCCGAGACTCTCGCCCTGATGCGCCGGCAATTGCTCGAGTTCATGGGCGACCAGGGGCCCGGCGATGACGACGACGCTCTCGCCGGAATCGACCCGACTGCGTTTGTCGCCACTGCTTCGACAGATGAAGATCAAAACGAAGGATCTGACGATTGAGCCACTCGATCTCGACACGGCGTTTGCCTGGGCACAAAAGCAATTTGCAGCCAAGATTCAGGAGCTCTACAACGCCGGCAAGCCCATTCGGATCATCGTGCTCAAGGGCCGCCAGTTAGGGATCTCGACGGTCTCGGAGGCCGTGCTTCTCAACTGGTGTTTCATCCACCCCGGCGCTAACTCTCTCGTGCTGTCCAAGTCGACGGCCGACTCTGAGTACCTGTTCGAGATGACGAAGTTGATGTGGGACAACTGGCCCTACCGGTCCCTGTTCACGGAGTCTCACAAGTCAGTGCGCCGGCTGGCCTGGACGGAGACCGGCTCGAGCATGAAGATTGCTACGGCAAAGGGTCAAGAGGTCGGCCGTGGCCAGACCATCCATGCCGTGCATTGCTCCGAGGTGGCGTTCTATCCGGACCCCGAGGGCCTGATGCTCTCACTCAAGCAGGCGGTTCCCGACAAGCCCGGGACCATCGTCATTCTCGAGTCGACCGCCAATGGCGCCGGCAACTGGTTTCATCAAGAATGGTTCGCTGCCAAATCCGGCGAGTCGGACTACATCGCCATGTTCTTTCCGTGGTATCTGCACGAGGAGTATTCGTTCCCCGACACAACGCTGGCCTACGACCAGCTGACCAAGGAGGAGCGCGAGATGATGAAAAAGTTTGACGGCATCGGTCTCCCGCAACTGGCCTGGCGCCGGTGGTGCATCCGAAACAAGTGCGGCAATGATGTCTCACAGTTTCAACAGGAGTACCCGAACGACGACCACGAGGCGTTTTTGACGACCGGCCGCAACATTTTCCCGCTGGACCGGCTCGACGAGTGTTACGAGCAGCGCGACGGAGCTCAGGGTTTTATCAGTCCGATCCGGGATCCCCGGACTCCGCAGGGTGTGTTCCACAAGGACTCAACCGAGCGCCTGACGATCTTCAAGCATCCGCACCCAAGTCAAAAGTACGTTGTGGCCGGCGACCCGACCCGAACGACCTGGGGCGACCCGGCCTGTATCCAAGTGCTCAACCGGTACACCTACGAGCAAGTAGCCGTCTGGCACGGACATTGCGAGCCCGTTGCGTTCGCTGACCGCCTAGCCGAGCTCGGCTACTACTACAACACGGCGGTGGTCAACTGCGAGATCGAGGGCGGTGGCCTGAGCTCAATCAACATTCTCACGTCCAAGATGTTCTACCCCCAGGTGTGGCGATACCGACAGGCCGACCGCATGCCCGGGTCGACGACCAACTCGTTCGGTTGGTCGATGAACTGGCAGCGCAAGCAGATGGCAGTCTCGTTCGTCATCGACCTGCTCGGTCAGAAAATGCTCAAGCTGCACGACGAGGTCACCTACGATCAGATGGCGAACTACGTTTCGCTGAGGTACGGCGAACTGGGCCCGGCCTCAGAGAAGGGGAAAGATGATGCAGTCACGAGTCTTGCGATCGCAGTGGCCACAATCTGTCTCGAGCTCGAAGGCAGCCGCACCCCGGAGCAGCTGTTCCAGTCGTATTCGCTCGAGCTCGCCGGCAACGTGTTCGAACCGCCCCGTGAGCCGACCGGGCCCATCGCCAACGACATTGGCGGCCAGCCTTGGTGGGACGCGATGGATGATGGGTTCTAGCTGATGCCCTTGTACGAGTACCTCTGCGATGCCTGTGGCGCCCGAACGGAGTCGCAAGCGCGTGGCGACTCGTGCCCGTGCGACTGCGGCCTCAACGCCCGCCGGCGGTGGGGGTTCCGCCCGGCGCGGCCGACGTTCGAGGGTGGCTACAACCCGGCTGTGGGCAAGTACGTCGCCAACATCGGGGAGCTCAAAAGCGAGTTTGCCAAAGTTTCTGAGTCGCAGACCCGACTCACCGGCATGGAGGTCGACATTCAGCCGATCGACCTGGGCGACAAAGAGGCGTGTGGGATTACCGATGCGGATATTGACCGCATGACGGAGGAGAAGGCGAAGGCCGCGCCATGACCATGACCGACCCGGAAGCAGCAGAGCTCGATGAGTGGGATGCGTGGGTTCTCACCTCGCGGCTCGACGAGCTCTACCAGCAGGCCAAGGACATCAAGGCCAAGAAGCACGCTGAGTGGGCCCGGAACTACATGCTCACGTTCTCTCGTTCGGGCGGAGGTGCCACCCGGCCGGGGTCCGGAGTCAAGGATTCGGAGATCTACCCGATTCTCCGCAACCGCATTGCCTGGATGACGGATCAAAAAATCGACTTCAACGTGTTTCCGGCCGTCGATCCGGAAGGTGAGTATGCGATCTACGAGGGCAAGATCGGGCACCATATGGAGATTCTCCTCGGCTCGTGCTGGCAGACCCAGGGGTGGTTCCGCCAGCAGTCGATGATGCTGTGGGACTCGGCTATTTGCGGAGCGGGGATCGTCAAGGCGGTATGGGATTCCGGACTCGAAGCCGGCCAGGGCAACGTCGATATGCAACGTCGAGATCCGTGGTCGATCTATCCGGATCCGGACGCAACAAGCATGGACGACCTGAGCTATCTGTTCGAGGTTCGCCGCATGAGTTTCGACCAGATCCAACGCAAGTTTCCGGAGACGTCGAGGACTCTGATTGAGGATGCGTACTCCCAAGGTGACACCGGGGCTCTGGCTTCTCGGCCCGTGACCAATGACATGATGAGCAACCGCATGGTGGTCCCGGGCAACATTCCGGGCAATGCCGGCACTCCCTGGGGCCGGCCCGGCCAAGGCACGCAGACTGTCGATCAAGTCCTTACGGACGGGGTCAACGTCTACGAGTGCTGGATTCGGGAGAACGTGGAGGAGGACCGCCAGACCACGGATCCGCTCTTAGGCGAGACCGAGACGGTGGTCTCTGACGAGTGGAGGGTCATCGTTTACACCGGCCGCCACGTCTTACTTGAGACAACGGCCTCCGAGCTCTGGCAGCACAATCACCATCCGTACTCGAGGTACGTCGACGACGAGACTGGCGAGTTCTGGCCGGTACCGATCGTCTCCTACTTGGCGCCGTGCCAGGTAGCCATCGACCGTCTGCTCGCCGCAATGCAGTCCAACGCCGAGCTCGCCGGCAACCCGATCTTCATGGACGTCGCCAACTCCGGGCTCGCACGGACGCAGATCGTCAATCGCGCTGGTGCCCGACTGACGATGGACTCGGCGGTTGCCAATACCACCGGTGCGAAGCCGACGTGGCTCAATCCTCCGTCGATGTCCGCCGATGTCATGAGTCTCATCAACCTGTGGCGGCAGATCATGGAGAACATTAGTGGTCTCAACGCTGCACAGAAGGGCTCGCTCTCGACCGGCCGCCAAGCGGCTCAAACGATGCAGTCGGCCCAAGAGGCCGGGTTCGTTTCGATCAGAGCCAGTCAACGAAACATGGAGCTCGCACTGGTCAAGACTGGCACGCTCCTCTGTCACCTGATCGCACAGAACTACACAACGCCACGAGTGGTCGCCATCGTTGGTGACAAGGGCACAGAGACTTCGTTGCTCCTCG